CATCTAGTAACAGCGGAATAGAACAATCCGATAGAGTAAGGATACTTAAAACTCTTTGTCTTGATCATCTTTGGGACGCCATTCTTTTCCCAAGCTTTCCATATAGAAACCGTATCCCATTCACCAATAGCATCAATTACTAATATGTTGCACGATTCAAATTTAGACGTGTAAAAACCTGCCGCCGCATGTGATTTGTGATGATTGAAAGAAACATCATAGTCAGTACGACATGGCTTCCACCCTTGACCAGAGTATATCTGTCGAGTTTTTTTAAGCCAAGGCTTTTCATAGAATGCTACTGTTGCATCAATATCTTTGGGATATTGTGATGGGTGCGTCCATCGATCATTCTTCTTACGACTATAGCGTTCGGCATGTGTAGCTGAAATGATATTACCACCATCAACTACACTTACACTTGCATCATGAAAGCCTTCGCTTATGCCAATGATCATTTAAAAGTTTTGATTATCTAAAAGCAAATCGATCTTAGCTTCGATTGCATCCATACGCTCAAACACTTCTTCCCACAATGGTGAGATTTCTGTGATCTGTTCTTTGACTGGAGTTACGATAACATCAGCCTCATATTCCATCAAATCTGGTTTCTCTTGTTTTTTCTCGAAAAGTTTAAACATAATGTTTCCTATTCTGTTCCTGTCCAATGCCCACGAGTGTGCGCTCTACTAGTTAATTCTATTAAACGACTAATTACTTTTTTCAAAGTCTTTTTTGCAATAGGATTTGTTTCTTTATTAGCTAATACTTGCATAACATCAATTAGCTTCAAGTCTTCTTGCATGACCTTATTTACATCATATGGTTTGCGTGGTTCTATCATCGTTGTACCAATGGTTGTGATGAAATGGTATCATTATAATCATTATCACCATAGTAATCACGAGTTGCACTTTCTTTAGTCATAACCCCATTCTTAACACGATAGGTTACGATCTCTCTGCGAATAACACCTTTTGTGTCTGCATCAAATGCACTTTTAAACGGACCTTCTGTCATCATTCATTCCTTTCACATACTCTTTTGCGTAAGTCACTAGAACTGAATCTATGATCACGCTTATTAAAATATAAATCAATATCGCGTCTACGGCAAATATCTTTGCCAGTAAACTCTTTATCTCTGTATTCTTCTCCTAGTATTCTAACATCTAATTGATACATTGTCAAGATATCTTCTACATCTGACTCTGTTCCATATGGGATGATTTCATCTACGTACTTGACACCTTTAAGTTGGCTATAGCGCTCAACAATGGTCTGTACTGGACAATTCTTTTCTGGTCTGTCTTGTGTAGGGTCTACCTGTAGTCCACATATGAGATAGTCACAATGATCCTTAGCTTCACGAAGCATCTGTATATGACCTGCATGTAATAGGTCAAATGTGCTAAACGTTATTCCTACTCTCATTTCTCAACCTTTCATTATATTGCATTGCCTCTGATAGAATAGACAAATCTACACCTTTGGTATATGCTGTATTTAGTAAGGCTGAAACATCCTTGGGAAAACAATGACCACCGTACCCACGATCATCTCCATTAACATATGTGTGACTTTTACCAATCCTTGGATCGTTTGAAACACTCTGTAACAGTTCGTGTGGGTCTAAGTTAGTCGCATCTGCCATATCATATATCTGATTGAAGAATGCAACCTTCATTGCTAGGTAAGAGTTGCGGAAATACTTAGTAAGAATTAAAACCTCAGGCTTAGATACATTTACTGGTATGCTGAGTGCAGATAACAAATCAGTCCAAAACTTCGTATCCCCACCACCAATAGACACTGATGTTTGGGACTTAAAGTCTTCCATTGCGTGTTCAGCACGTAAGTATTCTGGCGAAAAGGTAATCTGTCTGTCTGGATAACTGCGGTTAATAAGTTCCCAACCCTCAAGACTAATTGTTGACTTAATTAGAATTGGCACATCATCTTTGACACGTTCAATGACTTCATACACATTATTCATATTACACGAGCCATCTTTATTCTCAGGTGTCGATACAGCTATAATCACTGCGTCACAGTCAACCCAATCTTTGTATCCCTTCATAGGATCATATACATGTGTCTTATGATACGGCTGTAGGGACAGCGCATGTGCCATCCCTACGAAACCATATCCACAAATTAAGACGTTCACTTTTTAATCTTCCAATTAGCAATACGTTCTAAGATTGCTTCATCGTCCATAAATTCCACAACATGAGGGGTATCACGCTTATACAGATTAAGGACACGTTCCTTGTCGAGAACAAAAGTGTCCACAATATTCTCGCCCATCCAATGTTGAGAGAACTCTTCAACTTCTTCCATGGTTACGCTGTCTTCAATATAAGTAATAGCTTGATCAGTGTTTAAAGGCATATCACCTTCTTCACTCATAGCACTAATTGGGATTGCATATCTCATGCGGTGTGTACTGACAACTGTTGTCACTACGTAAAGTTCGTTATCTTTTGTCATTCACGTCTCCTTAATAATAAATCCATTCGACTTGTGCATATCGCGCATCAAGCCAGTCACGATACTCTTGAGCATCTAAAGCGCAAGTGAAGTATTTATTCACTTCTTTATTTTTGTAATATGCTTTGATCTGTATCATATCATTTCTCAATGTAGAAGACATGACTACCAATACGAGCAACACGGTTCAGAGATGACGCCCAATAAGCTTTCATCCAGTGGGCATGGTAATGTGTAGCTCCCTCAGTCATACCACGATAGTTAGCATTAATATAAATGTCACGAGCATACTTACGTGATTTTTCCCAAGCATCGTTGTCGTATGGTTCGTCATGCTTGCCATCACAAAACCACGAGAACTGACAAGACTTCTTGCCTGGTTTGTACCCTTGGTGAACAACATCACATACTGTGTTTGGATAACGTGTACTAACCACACGGTTAAGAACAACGTCACTTACACTCATAGCATCAACTAGACTAGATGCGTGTGTTTCAAAATAGATGTTAAGTGCCAAACACTTCATCTCTTTTGTTTGTTCCTCAGCTAACTCGGCTTGATAAGCCGCCGCTACAGCTTCTGCTTCTAATGTTTGTTGGTGCGCGTGTAGCGTGTTTCCTGAGTAGATTAAACCACCAAATACTAATGTATTAATTGCGATGGCGATGCCTGTTTTATAGATACTTTTCATTGTTTTTATGCCTCAATTTTTGTTCTATGCGACATTTATACTGTGATTCGTTACCTACGTCAAGAGAAATTATTCTTTATTTGTGTCAATACATTCTTTAGTTTAAAGACGATACCTGATCTCAAAGCTTCTTCTGACCAAAAGGTATCGTCTTCTGTGATAGCCGACAAAGACTCCAACAACATCATGTTTTGGTTTTTAAGTGCGTCGATCTCATTATACATTTCTGTCTTTTCAGACTTATGATGTTCAATCTCTGCAAGTAAGGCGTCTATGTTTGGCTTTCTCATCATTTATGTTTCTTATAGAATTCGTAGTCTTCTTTGTAGATATTCTTTACAAATGCCAACTGTTCATCTGATAAGTCTTCTTTCAAGATTTCTTTCTTTGTTTGGTTTAGCTTGTGGGACACCTTAAATGTTTTCGAAACATCATGTTTATCCACAACCGTAAACTTCTTAAACTTATCTTGATCAACAAACCATGACTGTGGGTGGAAATGGTGCAACTGATGATGCGAAGACAATTTGTTGAAGTTCGCAAAGAAATAGTCAATCTTCTCTTGCTTAGTACAAGTCTTTAGATCAACACCGAAAGATGAGAACATATCCTCACCATAATGATAGTAGCGTTGCTTTTCGACTAGATAAGCATTGATACAAGATTCAAAACGTTCTACTGGATCAGAGAATACCATAATAGGCTTACCTCTTAATTCATCGTAATCATCAGTATCTCGCATAATTTGTCTACGATCAGGGAACGTCTCCTTGATTGTTACACTACAACTTCTTGGTACTTCAAACCAGTTACGTTCTCCATCAAGGTTATATAGTAATGGGAACTGAAGTTTCTGACACCAAAAACAGTTACATTTTGGGAAGTGGTAATCTTCATTCAATTTCACTGGTGGCAACAAGAAGTCTTTGATCTCTTGGTCTTCAAAGATTAGCTTAGGTAGTTGTTCTACAGGGAACCTCTTGAGATGGTGATTTACGTTACCATCTGGTGCAGGACCTTCTTCCATCAAGGTGTCGCCAAGTTTACTGTATTCAGAATAACCCTTAGCACCATCTGCCATCCATTCAAAAGAGTCGTGTGCATGTGCAAACGAGTCTGCTTTTGCTTGACGCTGTTTCTCATTACCCATCCATGCAAAATGCCAACCCATATCTTGTATGACTCTGTTGTTGTGAGTAGGCCAACGGATAGGCCATGATATAGCACCACATCTAATACGGTTTATAGATGTTTTCATAATTTGATCTTTAGTTGCAAAGAACATAGCCTTCCACCAAACTACATGACTTCCATCAGTATTAAACGCTCTCAAATCAGCACGTCCTTGTAGATATGCTAGTGGTATTTTCAGAATGATGTCTTGATGGTTAACACACATTTTTGCAACCCATCTAACATTCTCAGGTTTGATAATTTCATCTGCATCACCATAGATGAACACATCATTATCATTAAATTGATCCATTGCTTGCATAACAGCATCTTTTTGTAGACGCTCACGAACTCGTGCATACAAAGACTCTTCGTTGTCTTTATTGACGCCAGCATTGTTTCTATCGACTTTCTCAATCACTAAGTCTTCTGTTTCTGGAATATCATGTTCAATGTAAATAATCTTTTCCATTGGCAACCCTTGTTTAAGGGCTACATCAAGAAACTTACGCTGTACGGGTTTTCCACTATGTGTCTTGTTCGACTCCACAATGATAAACTTGTCAACAACATCCTTTAAGAGGTTTACTCTTAATTTTAATAGTTCTTCACCATACGGGGCGAAGTATGGAAAGCAATCAACAATCATTACTTAGTCCTTTCTAGCACGGTCAAACCGTTGTTATTTGTTCTGAATTCTTTAAACTTCCATTGAGGATTTTCCATAACAAAATGAACAATGGGGGCAATCAATCCTTCATTAGCAATCGGTCTTTTGTCTTTAAAGTCACGCCAATTCTGTTTCTCATCTCTACAACCATATGTATGAGTGTCATGAAACGCAAGAAACTTCTTAGCTTTATTACCATGTATATTAAGCTCACGCTTTAGTTGTGAACCAGAATGCCATGTATCAATGAATAATAGATCAGTTGGTTCTATTTCTATTTTCAAAACGTTTTCTTTCATGTACTTCACATCTTTACCAACAGTCTTGGCTTTTCTAAAAAGGTCTTGCACCTCTTCATCTAATTCAATGTCGTATGATCTTAGGGCGGCATTTGTATTAAGGAATGCCCTACTGCTTTGACCATCACGAACTCCCATTTCAGTAATGTGTTCACATTCCATACCCAATGTGTATAGCAATTCAATATGCTCATTGATATCAGAAAATGTATTCTTGGCGTTGTTATATTCGCCCTCTATAAATTGTACGAAACTCATATGTCTAACCACCTTGTATTTTTTAATGTCCATTCAGTAACCTCTGCTAGGCGTTCACGCACTGGCTTTGGTTCCCAACCCAATTGATCCTTCATTCTATCGCCACACATAGCATAACGTAAATCATGCCCTGGTCTTGACGAATGGAAGTCAACCATCTCGTATTTCAATTCTTTGCCTTGTGCTTCAGCAATAATCTGTGCAACCTCAAGGTTGTTTAGTTCTTCAGCACCCACAATGTTAAATTTCTGTGACTTGATCCCAGTTCCGTCATTATTACGCTGAAACTCTGATTGTATCAAGTTTAGTGTAGCATCTGCTACATCATTAGCATGAATATAGTGACGTGAACCTGCCTCAGTCTTTTCAGAGTTACTATGTACTGTCACTGACTTACCATCACGAATGTTTCTAATACACATAGGAATAAACTTCTCAGGGTGTTGACGTTCACCAAATACGTTCATTGTATGTGTAATATAGATTGGCATGTCGTAAGAGTTCTCGAAAGCAACCGCAAGTTCTTCACCACCTGCTTTTGATGCACTGTATGGGTTAGTACAGTTGTAACGATCATACTCTTTGTATTTAACACCTTTTGGCGCAGGACCGAACACCTCATCAGTCGAGAAGTAAATCAATCTTTCAAGACTGTCTAACTGTCTAGCATAGTTAAGCAGATTACATGTACCAACCACGTTATCCATTACAAATTCCATAGGATGATCAATAGAGCGATCTACATGCGAACCTGCCGCCATGTGAATGACATAATCGATACGTCCAATATCCGCTGTGATCATGGGGTTTAGTTCAGCTTTTAGATCATGGTACACTACCCTAAATCTTTTTCGCTGTGCATCAGTAAGGTCTGACAAAACGTCGTGTAAACGATTTAAGTTTCCACTATAATCAAGACGATCTAGTGAGACAATTTCCCAATCGGTTCTTCTTAAAATTTCTGAAATTGTGTGGTGTGCAATAAAACCTGCACCGCCAGTTACTAGAACTCTTTTCATTATATACTCTCCATCAAAAACATTGTGTAATTAGCACCCCCTTATGTGGGGATGCTTTTATTTATACTATTTCAACCAACCGATTTTCTTGCCTTCTGAAATTCTTCTTTCAGCTTCTGCTTGCGAACCAGGGTATCTCCAAGCCCACAAAACAATAAGCGCCATAGTAATGGCTAGGTATAGTACCGCCTTTGGGTTGCCTGTAGTGAACCACAGAAACGCCAGAGAAGATGACATTACTGCCACCATAAGGTACTTTGCTTTTTGTGGATATACACGATACTTAGACCAATTCTTAATGAAAGGTCCGAAAGTCTTGTGGTTTAAAATCCAGTTGTGGAATCTATCACTAGACTTCGCAAAGCAAAATGTAGCTCCAAGTATTGGTGTACTCCAAGGTAATCCTGGAACGATAACACCCAAATAGGCAACGCCTACCAAGATGATGCCCAGAACAAACCAAAATGGTTTCATAATCTTTTTCATAGTATTCTCTTTCTTTCGAGGTGCAAAGAAGTTGCGTTCAAGTTGATTCATCTCAAAACCTCTTTCAGTGCTTCGACTAATTCCACCATCATAATATCGGTATGGAATGGAGTAGGTGCAATACGTAAACGTTCCGTACCTACTTCCACTGTTGGGGAATTAATCGGTTGAATGTATATACCGAACTCATTTAACAGCCTATCACTTGCTACTTTACATTTGAAGGCGTCGTTAACCATAACAGGAATAATATGCGTACAGGCGTTAGGATGTATATCCATACCTGCATCAATCAACATCTGCTTCAACTTAGCAGTCCTTTCTTGGTGCTTCTCCCTAACAACGTTATGATCTTTTAAGTAACTAACAGAAGCAAGCACACCTGCACATAACACAGGAGACATACTTGTTGTGAAAATAAAACCAGCAGCGACTGACCTAATAGCATCTACGATTATTTGCTTACCTGCAATATAACCACCTTGAACTCCAAATGCTTTACCCAATGTACCGTTAATAATATCAATACGATCTGATAGACCCAACTTTTCACAGTAGCCAGCACCAGTGTCGCCATAAAGACCAACAGCATGTACTTCATCAATGAAAGTAAAGGCTTCGTATTTCTCTGCTAAGTCACATATATCTCCTATAGGTGACACATCACCGTCCATACTATACACAGACTCAAACAAGATTACAGGCATTTCGTTAGCTTCTACAGCTTCTTTAAGATGCTTCTCTAGGTTGTCCATGTCATTATGTTTGAAGATACGTTTGTTTGCCCTACTATGTTTCACACCCATGATAAGAGAATTGTGGTTCTTTTCATCAGAAATAAAACATACGTTTGGCAATATACGAGAGATAGCAACGAGCGACCACTCATTTGCTACATATGCACTCGTAAATAATAGTGAAGATTCTTTTCTATGCAACCCTGCTAATACACGCTCAAGTGTTACGTGATAATGTGAAGTACCACCTATGTTTCGTGTACCACCAGAACCTGCCCCAGTTTGATCTAAAGCAGTATGCATTGCATCTATGACGTATTGGTTTTGACCCATACCTAAGTAATCATTAGAACACCAATTCACTATATTCTTTGGTGCGTACTTGCCGTACCAAATGGAACGTGGAAAATTCCCACGCTCCCTAAGTATGTCGTTAAATATTCTATAACGACCATCGCCTTTAAAGTCTTCGACAGTTTGGCTGAAATAGTCCAAATAGTGTCTGTTACGCTTCACAGGCGGCACAATCTGCTGACATTACCCGTTTACGTGTTAACGACTGAGCCGCTGACATTGAGAAGGCATAATATAAGCTTTTGACACCCATTTCGTTTGCGTAAAGATACAATGCATTAATATCTTTAACAGACATATCTGGATCAAGCATCAAATTCAAACTTTGGCTTTGATCAACATATTGTTGACGAATAGCCGCTTGATCGATGATTGTGTTTGGGCTGATTTCAGAGAACGTCTTAAATACAGCACGTTCATCTTCAGTCAGGAACTCAAGATGCTGTACTGAGCCATCGTGGTTCTTAATTGATTCCCAAACATCAGGATTGTCCTGATTTTTTTCTACCAACAATTCCTTTAGGTAAGGGTTGCGGATAGTAACCTTCATCTTAGCAAGGTCTTTCACATACGCATTAGAGAACTCAGGTTCAATAGATTGTGAAACTTGACCAAGAATGAAACTTGATGATTTGGTAGGTGCAATAGCCATCGTAGTAGTATTACGCATACCATATCCTTTGAGTAGGTCAGGCTCACCTAACGCCACTGCCATTTCTTTAGACGCCGCATATGAACGTTCTTGCATAGTCTGTGAAATTTCAAGGTTTAGTTGTGCCGCTTCTTTAGATTCAAAAGAAATCATATTAGACTGCAAATACGAATGCCAACCAAGAACACCTGCACCTAATGCACGGTGGTTCTTAGCAAAGTCACGAGCGCGTTTCATGTATATCTGCCCCTCAGTCTTACGAACGAACTCTTCACATACAGTGTCAAGAAACATAGTTAGAACTTCGATAGCATCAGTATCTTTGATTGTATCCCAATGTAGTAGGTTCAAAGACGATAGAACGCATGTAAAGGTTTCTTCATGGCTAGAAGGCAAAGCAATCTCAGCACACATATTAGAGGCATATACACGCATGTCTTTATCTTTGTATACTTGTGGACGCCCATCATTCACATTATCACTAAACAAGATATAAGGATAACCGATCTCTGAACGACGTTGTAGCACCTTAGCCCACAAACGACGCTTCTCAGGGTCACCTGCTTTCATTTCATCAATAAACTTGTTGCTTACTGTAATGCCTGTTGTAAGCCCTTGGATAGGGTTACCCTCAGTCCCAATGTCAAGGAATTCGTCTGCATCTGGATGTTCAATGTCTTGGTATGCCGCAAAGAAACCACGACGTACTGAACCTTGTGACACAACAGATGCTAACGTATCATACATCTGCATAAAGTGTACTGAACCAGATGAATCGCCACTGTCTCTAATAGTTGCACCACGTCCACGAATAGCACCAAAGTAACCAGAAGTCCCACCACCATTTTTCATTAGCATACCATTTTCAGCATGACCAAATAAAATAGCTTGCATACTATCGTCAATATATGAACCAAAGCATGACACAGGTAGTCCACGTTCCTTGCCATAGTTTGCCCACACTGGACTTGCCAAGGAATAGTAACCTTTACTCATATAATCATAGAATTTGTCAGCGAAACCTTTAGAAAGCTTCTTACCACCCATATCTTTCAGATACCATTCTGCTTTATCAGCAATAGCACGTATTCTTTGTTCTGGTTTTTCTTTACCCTCTAAGTAACCACGCGACAGAAATGTGCGCGAGTCGTCATTGAGCCAATAGAACTTTTTGTGTTTTCTCATTTGTTTTTTCTTTCTTAAAATAAATCATCTTCAGTGAAGGCTTTGGTTTTCTTTGAATATGCAGTAGAACGCTTCACAAAGAAGTCTACGTTCTTTGTGCTGAGAATTTCTTCTACAAACCAATCCGTACTACGAATTGCTTCTTCGTCTACTTCATATAAAGGCTTCATGTCAATAGCCTTTAGGGACTGATTGAAACGATGCTTAAGAAATTCTTTCACTGTTTGTTTAGGTAAGAAGTCTAAATCATAATCATCATAAATCCAATCTACAATGGCTGACTCAGCTTTAAACGCATCACGACAAAGGCGATTTACCTCAGCGTTGCTATCCTTGTCAAACCAATCGGGGTTTTCTTCACGTATAATATTCACGAGTTCAAACCCAAAACGAGCGTGAATATCTTCTTCTTTTGATGTCGCTTCAACGGCATTTGAGATACCCTTGAGAACATTCTTGTGTTTATTAAATGCCATCATGATCAAGAACTGACTGAACAGCGATACGTTCTCTACAAACATAGAGAATAGAATGATCTTGTGGAAATAGTCTTTATCGTCTGCTGGCGAACCAATAGACTGTTCGAGATATGCAATACGCTTTTTCATTGCAGGTACTTCTACAACTTTTTCAAATTCTTCATTAAGACCCATAATCTCAATCAAGTTAGAATACGCATCAGCATGACGCACTTCTGATTCACCAAATGTAATACCAACAGCCGCCACTTCTGGCTTAGGGAAACGATCACCAATCTTTGCCCAGAACGTTTTAACAGCAACTTCGATCTGAGAGATAGCCAACATAGCTTTCTTAACAATCTCTACTTCTTGTGGCTCCATCTTAACTTTCATATCTTGAATGTCAGAAGAATAGTTAAATTCTGTATGTACCCAATAAGAGTGTCGGATAGCATCTGTAAACTCTACAAGTTGTGGATACTCATATGGTTTCAGACTTGTTCTTTTACGAAAGATGTCTGGTTTGTTATTATAACGAAAAAGGATATATTCTCTTGCAAGATCATGTAGACCTTTATCCATCATAACATTTTCCACTGTTCTGTGTACTGTATCAACATCGACAATAACATCATCTGATTCATGATTAATCATGTCTACAGTTTCTTCTGTTACTTCGCTTGCTAAGTATTTGCTTCTCATACCAATACTTTTCATTGCCTTAGTTACAGCAAGTGAAATCTTTTGATCATCAAAGTCTTTGGTGGTTCCGTCACGCTTAGTTACGTAATTAACTGTTCTTATTTCTGTGGTATTTAACATTCATCGGCCTCTTTGTTTTAGTGACTAATATGCCAACACCTAAACGGTGGGCATATATGGTATTCTATGGGAATTTGACAGCTATAGGTACGCTGACTTGGTTAGTTTATTTATAACATCTTATACGGACATATTGGCTTTTATTGTATCATGATGCAAATAATTTGTCAATTTTATTTTATCTGCGTCATTAAGTCCAAACGAACCCCAATGATATTCTGAATCCATATCGAAGACACAATTCAAATCGAAGCTATCATCAATATCAAGTTGGGGTAAATCGTATTCACTGCGCCCTAGTTGTTCTTCTACTTGTTCAAAGTGATCATTGTAAATGTGAGCATCACCAAGAGTATGTACCAAGTCACCAACACCAAGATTACAATGTCTTGCGAGTATGTGGGTAAGCAAAGCATATGAAGCAATGTTAAAAGGTACGCCAAGGAACACATCAGCACTTCTTTGATATAACTGACAGCTTAGTTTGCCATCATACACTCTAAACTGTGCCATTACGTGACAAGGTGGTAGTGTCATTTCATCAACCTCAGAAGCATTCCAAGCATTAAGAATGATACGTCGGCTATCAGGGTTGTGAGTTATTTCATCTAAGATATACTCAAGTTGGTCAAAACCATTAAAGTCTCTCCATTGACTTCCGTATACAGGTCCTAGTTCTTTGTAGAACTTATGGTTCTGATATCCCAAGTCAACACCTTGTTTATTGGCATTAGCAGTCCAGATTGTATTCTTATCCTCAATCCACTCACGACTTTTACCATAGGTCAATTCAGCTAATCTACGCTCATCTGTAGAACCCTCTAAAAACCATAGTAGTTCTCCCACTACTGATTTCCATGCTAAGCGCTTAGTAGTGACCGCAGGGAAGCCATCCTCTAGGTTAAACCTCATTTGATGACCAAAAATGGAACGTGTGCCTGTGCCTGTCCTATCAGCCACGTCACGCCCTTGTTCCATAATAACTCTTAGTAGTCTACTATAATCATGCATCTTTATGTTTGCTCCTAATCATAAATGAAATTTTAGGTTTATCTACCCAATACTCGACATAAGGGAATTTGACAACAATATTTTCTTCTACATATGTATCACATATATAATTATCGTTAAACGTAGTTAAGTAAAGTTTATCTGCATAAGGGATTGCTTGGTCATATATCTCTGCCCCACCCATAATCCAAATGTCTCTATCTGCTAGATACAATCCTTTAATCTTTTCGATAATCTCTCCCATATCGCCAGAGAACACATGATCAGCGCCCTCTAGTTCTTTTGATGTGATAACGATGTTTGTTCTGTTGGGCAACTTCTTTTTTCCAATCGAGTCCCAAGTCTTTCTGCCCATAACGACAATATCTTCGCCTGTGTTCTGTTTAAACCAAGACATATCTTCTTTGTTTCTAGGCCATGGCATGTCGCCATCATTACCAATACCAAAGTTCAACTCCGTCGCTAAAATTACGTTAACTGTCATGTTTTTCTCCACGCTGAAAGTTTTAGTTCTGCTACCAATCCTTGGTAAGTGTTTTCTTCTATTAGTTTCTCGACTTCGGTAAGTCCTTTGAGATACATATCGTTTATATCCTTTGCTGGGACGTCTGTAGGCCATATGCAGATTTTGTAACCATTCTTGATTACTTTCTCCATACGGGCGTGTATCTCCTTATTACGTGGCTCTGCATCGAATACATAAACTGCATTCTGGTTTGCAGAATTGCTGTTGCCCTCAGCACCATTCATAGCGATAGCATTGGACAAGAACATGCTATCAATAGCACCCTCTACTATATAGTAAGGTTGGGTCATATCAACTGTATCCAAACCGAATATCTTTGGCTTTTCTTCGAACATAATAATTATGTAACGTAGTGATGTATTAGGATCAAAGGAACGTGCAGACACACCAAAGCATTTACCATCTTCATCAATAAATGGTATCACAAGACGTGGTTCGTCCTTAATGATATTAGGGAATTTATTAGGTACAATCTCATTAATCCAAGCTTGGAACTTCTGTGCATAGTACAAGCGGTAATGATGCTTTGTAGGTATTTTACGTTCTTGAATGTAACGCTTAGCTGGGTGATCAAATTTCAGAGCAGAAACCTTCTTGATCTTTGTCAATGGGTCTACATACTTCTTTTTGAAAACGGGGGCTGATGCTTTCCACTGTTCATCCCCAGGAGTTGCACTGACACTGTTGTTTGCTCTATTAACAAACTTCTCAGCAACATAATCATTATACATCTGTTGATCTTGCCCCTTCAAGAACCAAGGAAAGCCTTGTGAAGCACCACAGTTATGACAGTAGAAGGTAAGTTTGTTGTCACGCTCTAACAGCCAACCACGAGCCATAGAACGTTTCTTCTTGGAGTCGCCACATATGGGACACCTAAAGTTAATTCTATATGGGTTAGTGTGTTTGATACGAAAGTTATCCAGACGACCAGAAAGCATCTGAGCATACTGTATATCTACAAAATCTACCATTATATAAAGTTCCTATTATTCAGATGTAATCAGTATACACTAATAGGATGGTTTGTCAACTAAAAAGATCAGGCCAATTTATTCTTGCTACCAACAAAAGTAAAACTCCACCTACACCCATCATATAATAGCGCCAATTTTCCAAGACAGAAATCTTTTTGCTTTCAGCATTGATACGCATATGAAGACTGTGTTCTATTGAATCTAATCTATCTATTATCTCTTTGTTAGAGTTTGTTCGTTTCTGTGCATTGTGTTCTGCTAATTTTTGGTGATCTTCTCGTGCAGACCTTCTATACTCTTCCAAACGATCCGAAAGAACATTCATTCGCAATTCGTCAGTACGTTTAGTCTCTTCGCACAATTTTTCAACAACGTCAAGCTTTTCTTTAGTGAAATCTAGAATCTCTGATTGCACTGCTACATTCTTAGACAGTTCTGACATTTGATCGATTGATTTCTCGACTTTGCCAAAGAACTTGTTAATCTGTTTGATATCACTTTGTATTAGGCGTATATCAGTTTCCCAATTAGTTTCTTTCGACAAAATATTATTCCTTTAATGCCTTTTGATAACGGAGGCTAGTGGCGAACTCCATGATTATAATTTAATCACAATAGAAATAATATACATATTCAACTGTATTTATACATAATAGTACCACATACTAGACAAAATTTGTCGAATATCCGTTATGCTTATTAGTCATACTGATTTTCGTATATAGCAATTATCTTTTTTTGTTGTTGGATGTATGCACGTAGATCAGCAAGGTTCAATGCAATGTCATCATAACCTTGATCTGTAACACCAAATATAACTACGTCATCAGACTTAATATCTTCAAACACTTGGTCTACATTTTCGGGGGTCACGATAATGAACTCAATTTCTCTCATATTAAGAGGATTGATTGAGGGTACTATTGGTTTGCTTGGCTGTACGTACTCAGTTTCAGTTATCACTCGTGGTGGCGGTTCCACTGGATTCCGTTCCGAGCAAGCCCCTAGAGACAAGATCATCGTAAATCCAAGGACACTCGCTATTAAACGCTTTTGCATTTTTGGCATTCCTTTCATTATCTGTTAGTTCCGCACCTGTTTCCAATTCAAAACAACGATTTGCCTTAGCTGTTGCGCCATTAATAACTCGACCAACAAGACCAGGTTTGGCAACAGCTAGTGCGCCTAGATCATGTTTGCCTAGACGTTTCTGTAAATCATTTTTCTGTGATTGTATTTCGGTGAAAGATTCTTGAAGTTCGTCAAACTGTTGACGTTGCTTCTCAAAATTGGCTTGCATATTAGCAATAGTTGCAATGTTCTTTTCATTGACTTTTGCTATCTGTTCTACTTGTGCAGTTAAAGTAGCATTATATTCTGTTAATTCCATAATAGTAGCTTGGGTGGACTTGTAGTAAACACTACCTGCACCACCCAAGGCTAAAAGGATTATTCCAAAATATACGAAAGATGGCATAATAAAACCACTAAAGACTATTCGTCTTCAGCATCGTCCTCATCATCATCATCGTCTTTTTTCTTTTTGGCATCTTCTGCATCATCATCTTCATCATCAGAATCAGCTTCGTCTTCCATGTCGTCAGCCGAATCAGCCATTTTCTTATACTTTTCTTCTAAAGCCATTGCGATACGCTCTTGCATTGCTTCTGCAAATGCTTCTTTCATTTCAATTGGCTGTTCTGCTAGTGCAGATTGTACGATTTTTTCTAAAGACATTTCTATCTCCTTTTTATTGATTTATTCTTCTATTTATATTATTTAAACATTTTCGCTTGAGTAGCAGGTCCTACGATACCATCTGCAACCAAACCATTCATTTTTTGCCATTTTTTAACAGTTGTTTGAGTTCCAAACCCAAAATCACCATCGGCTGTAATACCCAATGCTTTTTGCATTTTAGCTACGTCATCACCCTTCATACCTTTGCGAAGTGTGCGTGAACCACCCTTTGATGCTTTAGCCGCTTTCTTCTTAGGCATTTCTCCACCTAAGATAGCTAAACAGTTATCCCATCTCGAATTTCTATCTTCGAGTCCGATTGTGCCACCATTGATAGCCTTCGTCAGACCTTTATTGTCGCCTTTATCAGCCCACTTTTGTAGTTTATTCTTTTTCCAGAACCAACATGCAGACTCCATAGCACCTTTTTCAGTAGCTACATATCCAGCAGCTTCTTCGGCTGACATACCGACACTTTTTCCGAATGCGGCATAATTGTTACGCCCGGTGAGTTGCTTAATACCTCTGCCTCGAAATAACCAGCCATCGCCGGGATTAGTGTTTCCCAAAGCTCCGCGCTTTGATCTAAACTCATCTTGGTAGACGTAGTTTGCGATTTTTTCTTGGTTTCGTGCATAATCTTTAGCATCCCTTTTGTTTTTACCTTTACCAAAGTAACGACCAAATACACTATTAAGTGCTTTCTCACTGTAGTTAAGGTTTTCTGTTAGGCGTGTGAAGTCAAGTGACTCGTGTGAAGTTTGTGCCATGAAACCAGCAATTCTATTTGGTGTATTGATTTCGTATTCTTCAAACATAGGAATAGCGGCATCGTACCAAGCTTTAGGGTCTTTGTTGCTAGGGATCATTGCACTGAATTGTTCTAGTGTAATCATGTTTTATCCTTCATCATATCTTTAAGTGTTTTCTTCTTTGATTTGTTTTTAGATGTCCATGCCTTTTGCTGTTCTTTAGACATATGACCACCATCCATACCAGCAATGTTTCCACTGCCTACGTTATTAGCTGGTTCTTCGGTACGTAATGCGTGTTTACTTCTATAGGAACTTAAATCTTTAGATGCCGCTTGACGTCTTTTCTTTGCCGCTTCAGCATCTTTTACGTTTTGAGAATGAACTTTATTTACATCATGTCCCATCTTAGCCAAGTTCTGCCTAAGTCTTGCCCTACCAAATGCTTCATCTTTTGTATCAACACCTTCAGTAAGTGTAATATAATTGACATAGTAATTAGAAAATACAGATAAAGATTCATTTATCTGCTCATCAGTCATATCTTCATTAAGAGTTGTTTCGTCTGTAAAGTGGCTGTGTTCTTTGATTAAGTACAAAGCCGCCGCATATGATGCAAGACGTGAACTACCACCTGGAACTTTGGCTAATAGCTTCTTTAAGTTAGCAATCATAATATCAAAAACACCCCAAGCCTTTGATTGCGCTTTTGATGTGAATTGTTTTCTCTTGATTAGGACTTTACCATCCTTGTCAATAATACCTTCTTTATACGCTTCCCACTTCTCAAATGGAGTAGCTAAGCGTCGTACAAATTGATATACTAAAAATAGATCAACTACCATTTATCATATTCCTTTAAGCAGATCACTTATCTTTTCGTCTGCATTTATATTATCTTTGTGTATCATTACGTCATCGTAAGTGATGTGTATTGGCATATAGTTAAGGTATTCTACGAAAGGTTTCAAATACTCGTGATAATCATGAAGTTTCATGAAAAGCATATTTGTAGCCTCAGGTCCGAATATATTATAGATCACAATAAGATGATTAAGTATCAACCTTTCTTTTAGATCATTATCTTGTCTGTACCTACCAAATAACTTCCGTAGGTACTGAAATCTTTTCAAATCTTCGTCAAACTCAACAATATCAGCACAATTAGGATTGTCGTAATATTTTGAGGCAAACAACAGAAAGGTTGATTCTGTTAATATCATAATCTATATACTACTCTTATGAGTCGGCTACGATAGCATCTTCATCTACGGTATCGCCAGTAACACCCAAGTCACCTGCATCAGCCGCTGAGACTTTCATAGGTACTAGGCATTCAGCGTGATGACGTCCACCATCTGTATGGTACAACCACCATCCTGGCCCAGTAATGCCTTTAGCGCGGTTAGCCGCAATGCCAGCTTCTGTAACGTCAACAAAGATTGCGTTATCTCTATCGTTTGATTTGTTTGTGTTAGCCGCCGCATCTTCCAACCAAGTTGGTACTGATGCTAGTGCGTCTGTTTTTCCCCATAGTGCCATTTTAATTCTCCTTTAAAGGTACTGTGATATTTATTTGTTTGCGTTATCTATTTGCGCTTGTTTGGCTTTTTTAAGTCTTTCAGCCGCCGCTTTTACACGTTCAGCGTCTCTAACTTTCTTTTCTGCTTTGTTAGCTTTAGCTTCGGCAGAGTCAGCCTTAGCCGCTGTTGTTCCTCTGACGTTGCCTTGCTTATTCACAACTGCATTTCTTGCGCCCTTAGCAATCATTTTTACTGCGCCACCAATAGCTTTGCCTACAAATTCATCAATTTGTTGACCATCAGTGTTTTCACAATGCTCACAACCTTCACCCTTACATTTAGGGCAAGTTATGTCTTCATAACTAGCTTTTAGATTTTTTTTTTCAGCAACGATCTCTTCAGCCGCATCCTTAAAATCATCATCAGTAGGAGCGCCTTTTGATCCTGGTTTTCTCATCTTTTCGCCAGAACCTTTTTTGATGCGCTCTCTCTTTTTATGGATGTTCGCCCAAAGACCACTTTCACCTTCTTCAACAGTTTCAACTTCTTCTGATGTAACTGCTTTAGAAATAGCTTTACGACGTTTGTGTAAATACTGATCTGAAGAATCTACATCACCATCGTTATCAATGTCTCCATCTTTACGATCTTTATGTTTACCTTTAAGAGCCTTCTTGTTCACTGGGTCAAGATTACTCTCTTGTACGTATTTTTTGAAACTTTTCATGACGTTCCCTTTAGTTTGTGTTTTATTACAATATTAGTATTATTTATAAGAATTGTGTTACCACTTTACTTTATTTGCCCACCAAGCCGCCGACATCTTACCCTTTTTGATGTTTTTAGCATGTCTAGCCTTAAATGAAGCACGTTTCTTTTTCATTTTATCAGATTCACCTGATTTTGGATCACCAGCAGTAGAAGCACCTTGTTCACCAAAGCGAATAGTCTTTACTTTATCGCCATCTTTAGCAACAACGATATGACTTTTGGTAGGGTGTGAGGGCGTACCTTTGGCTTTATTAAAACCAGATACACCTGCTCTTGCCAACCTTGGGTCTTTATCAGCCATTGTCAGAACCCTTCATATAATCACGTACAGAGTCCAAATAGTCTACTGCCTTTGTGATTTTATTCTGCGCCCACTCTGGCATATTGTCATCGTCACCAAGCATAGAGATTAACTCTTGTGATGCGTCCATAGCTGTCTTCAATTGAGTTTTAGCCATGCCACCTTCTTGATCATATTCACCTGGGTCTTTAGCTTCTAGGAATGTCTTGAAATTACGCATCTGGTGTGTCTTTCTTTAGTTTCTTAGTTAGTTCTGGTGTACCTTCTTCACCAGCACCACAACTTTCGAGAAAAGATTCAAAAGCCGCGTCTAAGTCTTTTTTCTTTTCGTCTTCATCTTTTTCAACAGGCTTCTTGATTTCGCCCCTTTTCTTCTTTTCTTGCTGTTTCTCATTAGCAAGATTAGCAAGGCTATCCTTATCCTCATCAACAGACTCGTAACCATAACCAGCCTTCAAAGGTTTAATACCCTTACTTTTGTTAAGACGATCACGCATTGCTTTAATGTCAGATTTAAGTTTGTTGTAGTTGTTAGCTTTCTTAACGTGAGCCAAGCCAGACTTCTTTACTGATTTAATAGAGAAATCCATCTCATCAAGGTCTAGTGCTTCTGTAGCTTCCATAAGATCAGCGATTTCTCTTAGATCATTAGGGATTGTTGACTCTTCTACTTCTGGGGTTTTTTTGAACATACGGAAACGACCATCTAACTTAGGCTTCTTGTCGGCTGACAACAACATATGTGGTCTTTTCATAACCTTCTGATCTTTGTACGATGCTTCTGAATATTCTTCTTTAGGCATCCAACATGATGCGTTTAAGTCAAAACAATCATTTTTACATCCGTTACCTTTAGTTGGTTTACCGAACTCATCACCACAATCCTTACAAACCATTGTTTGTCCATTAACGTCTTCTCTTACATTGTTTTTCATCTTACGCTGTCTTTCTTTGATTTTTACCCCTGGGATAAGTTTTTTTGCTAACATTTCTATGCGTTTCTTAGAAATCTTAGATATTCTTTTATCGATAACTTCTTTCTCACCATTGGATAATTCTGCATAGCGTCTATTTTTAGAGAATTTTTTCTTTAGGTTTTGGATAGCTTGCTTACGAGCGCGTTTCTTTAACACTTCCATAGTAGCTGTCTTACGCATAGCCTTTTCACGACCACGTTTCATTTTGTGTTTGTTTTTTCTGGCTGATATACCTGCCTTACGACGTTGCATTCTATTCATGACTTCTTGAAGTTCTTCGTCCATAGCATTGCAATCACAATGAGGGCAATCTGGTGAGCAATCACAATCTTCTGCTTTTACATCAGAACCACAGCAATCATCTGAACAGTATCCAGATTTAGCTTTTTCATCTAATGTTGGTTCTACATCTACTATTGATTTAGAATCGAACTCTTTTTTTGGTTTGATCTTAAGTTCTTTTTTGTCTTTAGCTTCATCTAGCATATCAGAATCCATTTTATTGAGTTTTCTTTTATTTATAATTTCTAAGAAAGGACGGTATGAAATTATAGTTTTTATTTGCAGAACTGCCCCATATTGTCGATTCTCGTAACCATCCTATCGCAGGGGTAGGACTTGCTATGTGCAATGGCATTGCAGTTCTGCGTTGACCACGTATAAAGTAATCATTATCAACTGCGCTCCTTAAACCCTGTGTATGTAGCTCATCTACTAGAAACTTAGCTGTTCTCTTAGTCATAGCATATGCGTGTGCGCCCTCATGACCATCAATCCTAATTAGGTCATTAGGAACACCAGCAGCAACGTGATCATATCTTGACGGATCATTTAGCTTATAACCAAGAACCACAATGGTATTCTCTGGTATCTCTATTGTTATTGGTTGTAGCATTATAGCGTCATGTTCTAACACAACACCAACATTATCAGTACCGTTTGCGATCTTCTGCCATATGGCAATGTGACCAGCAGTACAACACATGGCTTTTTGTCCTTGGTTTGGTTCTGGGATGTAAGTATAAGGTTCTGTCGGTAGTCTAGGTATATTCAGATTAGCGAATGCCATCTTACCTGTCTGGTTAGAAAACCCCATGGAGTATTCCCAAGGTAAACCAACCTTATCACAAGAGTCAGCACAAGTCTTGGCGTAATCATGCGATACTTTCTTATCAATCTTTAGTATGTATGCTTTCATACGTATGTTTCCTCTGCCAAATCATTGTACAATTCTATGTCTGCACCAAAACGTTTTGATAATGTTTCCATGGCTTCTTCATCAAAAACAATCTCATTTTCTCTATTTTTTCTAAAATCGTTTTTGTGGTTTGGCAACGCATGTGTTACTTGTAGATTTAGTTCTCGCATCAGTTGGCTTAGTTCGTTCCCTATGTTTGGATACAACCAATATTCGCCTTGTATCTCCCCACTACATTTTAATATGTTAGACTGTAATATACCAGAGTTTGGTTCACCGCTAAAGAAACCTTTTGGTGTCCATGCTTTGTATTGTGCCAAAGATGGTTCAGAACCAGCTTGCTTCCATCTTTTGTAAAAGTAATAGAAGCTTTTCTGTCTATCCACAGGATTGCGAATAACTGCTATTGATCTATATTCGAGCGCCTGTTGTAATGTTATGATATTGTTATCCACCAAATCCTGTAAGGTAAAATGATAGTATGCAAAATTTATTCTGTATTTGTCTGTAATTTGTTTACTTAAAGTACCACCAATACCAGAGTCTTCTACTGGTGTGTAGATTGCATCAGTATCAGGTATATTCTTAATAAAGAATTCTGACAGGCTACTACTAGCAGTCTTTGGCGTTCTTAGGAATATTAGTTTATATTTGTGGCTTACGTACATTATACACCCTTATCATATGTTACACTATTCGCATGTCCTGTCGAACCCCACTTGTGGTCAGCATATACCTTATCAGGTCCGTCATATCTCTTAGCACCACCAATGTAGAATAGTGGGATAAAATAGTGGCTAGGCCATACTGTAAGTTGGTGCATCCAATGAGGAACGTGACGTGATAAGAACAAATTACCCGTTGATCTAAAAGGTTCTGGGCTTAGTTCTTGCGGAGTTAATATATGTAATGTGTCTATAACATGTTTAACAAATCCATTTTCTGGATTACATGCCATAATGGGTTGAATGAAGTTATGCCTACCTCTTTCGTTTTCATAACAAGAATACGCATGGTTTTCTGGTGAAGTAAACAACTCTTCTGTGTTCTCCAAGCAAGTCATATCAGCCTCAGGCCAAAACCCACCTTGCTCATATAATAGTTCGTATCTAATCAAATCAGACACGCCTGGCCACTTACCTGTGTTGTAATAGTGTTCGATAAGATGTTGGTTCTTCCATTTACGAGACTTTAGCATATTGTCATCGAATATAGAATACTCCCAATCAGGATGTTTGTCTCTCCAAGTGTGCATCCAAGTGAGTGGTGGTGGTTTCGGACCTATCCATATTTGGCTTAGTTTCTTTTCGATGTTCACTTCTGCACCCACCAAATAAAATCATCTTCGACGTTCCATGAGTTCTCCCCATAGAATTCTGTTACTGCTTGCGTAACTGTTGGGAAGTGAATGTCGTGTCCAAACACAATACCACCTTTGCGTACCTTTTGATCCCAAGCCTTGATATCTCTTAGACAACCTTCATACCCATGATCAGCGTCAATGAATATAAAGTCTAATGTACCATCAGGAACCATCTTAGCCGCTTCTGTGGTGTAGTCTTTAATAATCATAGTTCTGTCTGGGTGTTCAACTGAGAAAGATAGCATACTGTCATAGTAGTCTTCGTGCTTCCATGGATGACCGTTTTCTCCGGGCGTCCACTTCTCAGGTCCGTTATTCTCTGGTTGTGCTTCGTATAAGTCCACACCGATTAGATGTAGGTTAGGGCAGTTGTTAATTAAGAAGCGATAATTAACCCCATCGTGGATACCAAGCTCTGCGCCTCTAGTCCACCCATTAGTATTCACAAACCTTGCAAGTGTATTCCACCTGTAAACATCACCACCGTCATTACCACGATCTCTAATTCTTCCCATAATATATCTCCACTTAAACGAAAAAAGGTAGACTTTCGCCTACCTCTTTATTTATGCAGATTACTTGCCGCCTTTTTTCTTCTCACCTTTAGGTTTGAGTGCGGTGTGGTCTGGATCGATCATAGTTCTCCTAACAAAGCCTTAAGCTTTTTCTTCGATTTACCTTTTACT